TCATAGACTGAGACACGTATGTCTTGAAGGACCAGAGGCAGGTGTTTATATTAGAGGTAAATTGAAGGGTACTACAATCACTGTTCCAGAATACTGGAAGGGATTGGTTGATGAATCTACAATTAGTGTTTCTCTGACTCCCATTGGTTCATATCAAGAACTTTATGTAAAGACAATCGAGTGGGGAAGAAGAATTGAAGTTAGAAATGCTTCGGGTGGTCCCATCGAATGTTTTTATTTGATTCAGGGAGAGAGAAAGGATGGTGAAAAATTGATTCCAGAGTATAAAGGTACAAGTATTGATGATTATCCTGGTAATAATGAGGAGTATTCGCACAATCGATAAACTGGCACTCTGCCCTTGACTCTGCCCACAGTCTGCCTTATAATATTAAGGTAATCAACGAGCAACTATGTCTGACTTCACCTTTCTTAAGAACGAAGATGATGAATTTCTAACTCGGGTTGTGGTTGACACACACCTCAGTAAGTTCTATCTTTACTCTAGTGTTGGTAACAAACGAACCGTTGACTGTGATGACAGTGACCAGTTCATCCGTGTTCTTGACCTGATTGAAAAGGTGGTTGATGAAGACATCGTTGCTTATGCTGAAGCCCCAGTCAAAATCGGCCTTTGATTTACATAAGGCCGAGAAAAAAATTCCAGTAAATTTTGGGGCCCATTACTTTTTATGAATCATTATTCTAAAGACTTTTACAAAGAAATTCTAGAGTGTTATAATTATGAGACCAGAAACTCGTCAGTCTATGGAAATGTTATTCTCTGCAAAGTGGAACCTACCAAAGGCGGCAAGAAACTGTGGACTAACCAATAAAGAGATGAAGATTACCTTTAATGAGTATTGTCGTCTTAATCAACCAACCTATCAGTCTGACGATTGATTTTTTGCGAGTATGGCGGAATCGGTAGACGCACCAGACTTAAAATTTGTTGACCATTACGGTCGTGGGAGTTCAAGTCTCCCTACTCGCATGATGAATTGAGTGTTTTATTATTCGTTGTTAGAATACTACCTAATACGAAACATACATGCCACTTACACCAACCAAATATGACAAAATATACGTCAAATCCAGAAATCCGTATAAGACTCCTGAACCCCAGATATATAATGATGAGAAGGAAATACAACTTAGATTGTATTTTCGGTGTGAAAGTAGTCACTACACAAAACACATGAAAGTCAATTTCTGGTATTCCAACGATATGGAGGAATGGAGATGGACACTCACTTCTGATGAAAATCTCAAGATTATGGAGAGTGGAAATCGAGAAGAACTTCGTGATGCGATGAACGATGTTGCTAACACAGTAGAGTATCTACTTGACAATGATATGATATAGTGTTATAATTTAGATTAACCTTCCGTGTGAATTTGTGCCACTCTGTGGTAATCAAGAGAGGACTTCGGTCCTCTTTTTTTATGTAATAAATAACTCATAATAGATATTGTGCGCGAGAAAGATGCCTCTGTCACGTTTAGACAACTTTCTGAAGAACGTTAAGGGAAATATTCTGTATGTTGATCCAAATAATTTGGATGCGACTGATGGGGTAGAAAACCAAGGTAATTCTCTTGCACGTCCTTTCAAAACCATTCAAAGAGCCCTTGTAGAGGCATCAAGATTCTCCTATCAGAAAGGTAAAGATAATGATAGGTTTGAAAAAACTACAATCTATTTGTCACCAGGTGTCCACCACATTGATAATAGACCTGGTTGGATTCCGACAGGTGGAAATACGTATCTACTGAGGAATGGTGTAACTTCTTCCGATTTTGGTGCTTTTAGTAATACATCAAATTTCGATATCTTTGATACTAACAACATTCTCTACAAATTGAATAGTATTCATGGTGGTGTTATTATGCCCCGTGGTGTATCTGTTGTTGGACAGGATCTTAGAAAATGTGTGATTCGACCAATTTATGTTCCAAATCCAGAAAATAATGCAATTGAACCTTCAGCAATCTTAAGAGTAACTGGTGGTTGTTATCTAAACAGTTGCACTCTTAAGGATGCCGACCCACAAAAACCAGCATATAAAGATTATACGACAAACAAATTTAAACCAACATTTTCACACCATAAACTGACTGGTTTTGAATACGCAGACGGTAATAATAAAGTTAATATCAATGACGACTTTATTACATATTCAACAGACCGTACTGACTTGGATATGTATTATGAGAAGATTGGTATTGCATATGGTCCAGCAAGTGGAAGAGAGATTGAACCTGATTATCCAAGTGCGAATGTAGATATTGAACCAAGAATTGATGAGTATAGAATTGTTGGTCCTGTTTCTGGTGAGGTAGGCATCAACAGTATCAAGGCGGGTGATGGTGTCACACCAACTTCTGTAATTGATGTTCAATTGTCAAATGCAATCATTGGTCTTAATGTCGATACTAACGTTATCATTAATGACGTAACAGATAAGAGATATAACGGCACTTTCCTTGTCACAGAAATTACCTCTGCTAATGAAATTGGTGTCACAGGATTTAAGTATGAAGTTCCTGTTTCTCCAGGTGATCCACTTCCAAACCCAACTGGTACAAGTGTAGTTCTTTCTACTGATACTGTTACTTCTGCATCTCCATATATCTTCAATGTGTCATTGAGATCTATCTATGGTATGTGTGGTATGCATGCCGATGGTAGTAAGGCAACGGGTTTCAAATCCATGGTTGCCGCACAATATACTGGTGTAGGTCTTCAAGTTGATGACAACGCATTTGTCAAATATAATCAAAATAGTGGTTCTTTTGATGATTCAACCACTATTCCCAATCTACACACTGACATTGATGCTGTATATAAACCAGAATATTCAAACTACCATATTAAGGTATCCAATAATGGTTTCATGCAATTGGTATCCATTTTTGCGATTGGATTTTCAAATCAATTTTTAACTGAGTCTGGTGGGGATTTTTCTGTCACAAACTCCAACTCCAACTTTGGTCAGATTTCCCTGACTTCGAGAGGATATAAGAATAATGTATTCACACAGGATGATGTTGGTTATATTACTCAAATTATTCCACCAAAGGCACTTAAACCAGAAATTGCTACAGTAGAGTTCTCATCCATCGATGTTTCAAAGACAACATCTGTTGGAGATACTTCAAGACTTTATCTTTATAACTTCACTAATCCTGATGAGGCACCAAACACAACCATTCAGGGTTATAGATTTGGTTCAAAGAAAACAGAAAATATTAATGTTGTCATTCCTGTAAGTGGAACACCTGAGGTATTCAGAGCAAGAGTTGTCATGGACAACACTGCATATGCCACTAAGAAAGCAACAGGGTCAAAAATTGCACGAGTTGGTAGAAATGTATCAACTGGTAATAGTATTACTAACTCTACATTTACTTTTACCGAAGACCACCAGTTCATTCAAGGTGAATCAATCAGAGTCATTTCAAATGACGGGAGACTTCCTGATGGTTTAGAGAGTAATAAAATATACTTCTCTATTGTTGATGGTCTGGGTAGTAATCAATTACAACTTGCACAATCATTTAACGACTCACTGTCAGGAAATAAAATTTCTATCAATAATCTTGGCGACACCCTGATTGTAGAGAGTAGAGTTGGTGATAAAGTTGCAGGTGATGTAGGTCACCCAGTTCAATATGATACGACAGAGAGTCAATGGTACGTTAATGTCTCATCAGCTTCTACCGAAAATAATTTGTATGCCAAAGTTATTGGTGGTGGATTGGGTGATGCAACACCAAGGTCTTACATAACAAGACTGAAAGATACTAGACAATCTGCAGATAGAATTCATAGAGTAAGATTCGTCATTCCATCATCTACAGGTTCTGATTCAGCAAGACCACCTCTTGATGGTTATGTGGTTCAAGAGTCTAGTGATGTTATAAGTACATCAAATACAGAGGTTGCACTTGATTTCAACCCTGGTTCTGTCACTATGAGCAATGATGCTCAAATGAGAAACTTTAGTTTTATTGCTAATGTTGATTATAAGTCAGGACTTGCATTCTATACCACTGAAAAACCACATGGTCTTTCTATTGGTTCAACCGTTGAGATTAATAATGTTACCAGCACACTCTTCCCTACTGTGGGTGTTGGTAATTCTGGTTTCAATGGTACATATGAAGTCACTGGCATCAGTAGTGCAAAAACATTCTCGGTAAATCAAATTCAATCAAATCCTGGTACCTTTACCAATAATACTTCACAGAGAACCACTGCACTTCCAACAGTCACAAGAAAGAAATTCTCTAAGGACTTCTACGTTTATAATGTAGAAACTATTAATGACTATAAGAATGGAGAGCAAGATGGTATCTATTACCTGAGTATTCTTAATGCTGATGTAAAACCATCTGTTGCACCATTCAATATTGAAGAATATGCATTCTCACAACCTGTTGGAAATCTTTATCCACAATTAGATAGAGACAATCCAAAGTCAACTGCAACATCTGCAGCATGTTATGCTATTCCAAATAATATTGGTGAGACAGTCATTAATGAACCTAAAAATAGTATCACTGGAGAGACTTTAGAAGAACTCTTTACTGATACTGGAGTTGGTGTTGGTATTACGGATATTGTATCGAACAACGTTGGTACTGCATATACAATTTTCACTGATATAGACCATGGTTGTAATAGAATCACCAGACCCGTTATTGATAATCCAGGTGCTGGATATGGTGATGGTTCATCAACCATTCAATACTATTATAATGCAACACTTGAAAACCTTGGTTCTGGTTCAATTGGTAGAAATGCAACAGCATTGGTTACTGTAGATGGCACATCGACAGGTGAAATTATTGATATTGCTATCATGGATGGTGGTACTGCATTTGTCGAGGGTGATACCTTCAGAGTTGTTGGTATTGCGACAACCACTGGATTCAGTGCAGCAACAGGTTCTGTCAATAAGATTTACGACAACAGAAACGACACCATTAGAATTGTTGGTATCAATGATTACGACGGAAGAGCATACAATTCACTTTATAGAGTGACCTCAATTCCTGGACTTAAGGAGATTGAAGTAGAACCATTGGCATCTGTATCACCAGGTATCACAACACTTGGTCTTGGAAACAATGTGTGTGCACCAGCTGCATTCTCATTCGTCGGGCCCTCATTTGATACAAGTAATTTTGTTTATAATAAGGATGTTGGACTTGCAACAGTAACCACCGACTACGCAAACAACTTTAGAGTTAATAACAGTGTAGTTGTCAGTGGTGCTGCACAAACATTCTACAATGGTTCATTTGTTTGTGTTGATAAGATTGGTTTGACAACTGTTGTTCTCCAAGTTGGTGTCAACACTATCACTCCTGCAACGGGTGGAACTATTAGACTTCACAGTGGTGGTGTTATTAATAACTTTGGTGATCAGATAGTTGGTAACGGTAGACTTCATGGTAGAGAAGAACCTATTTACTCTGGCATCACAACTACACTGTCTGCTGCTATCACAAGTAAAACCACTGATACAATTAATGTGTCAAATATGACAGATTTTGGTTTCTTGATTGGTGATTATATTCAGGTCAATGATGAAATCATGAGAATCAAGACCACTGTAAGCAGAACTTCTGGTGTAACTCAGTTGAAAGTATTCAGAGGTGTTTATGGTTCTATTGCAGATACTCATGTGTCTGGTTCAGTTGTAACGAGAATCAAATTCTATCCTATCGAATTTAGAAGAAACTCACTGATTAGAGCATCTGGACATACTTTTGAATATCTTGGTTATGGTCCAGGTAACTACTCAACTGCATTCCCAGATAAACAAACAAAACAACTTACACTTGAACAACAAATTACTGCTCAGGCACAAACAACTGGTGGTGGTGTTGTCAACTACACTGGTATGAACGACAGAGGTGACTTCTTTATTGGTAACAAGAGAATTGCTTCTAATACTGGTAGAGAACAGGTTTATGACACTCCAGTCCAAACAATATCTGGTGAAGACCCATACACTACTGGTTCTATAAACGATGTTTCTGATTTCAACTTTGTTGATAGTTCTGTGGTTAAGATTACAAGAAACGTTGTTGTTGATGGTGGTGACAAGTCTAACATTCTTTCAGAATTCAATGGTCCTGTTCAATTCACTAGAAAGGTAGTCAGTACTTCTTCTGAGGGTATTGAAGCCAATAACATCTTCATTCAAGGTAATGCACAGGTGTCTAGAAAAATCACTGTCGGTATTGCCACTCCATCAGAGGCTGGTAATCCTGGTGACATTGTTTACAATGCAAACCCAGCAAGTGGTGGAACAGTTGGTTGGGTCTACACAACAAACAATGAGTGGAAGACATTTGGTACTATTAGTAGTTGATAAATAATAAAAAAATAGTGGGGGAGAGTGAACCCAAATGGCGATAGATAAGGATTTTGTCGTTAAAAATGGTTTACAGGTCAACGAAAATTTAATTTTTGCTGATTCTGACAGTGATAAAGTTGGCCTAGGTACTACTACCCCCAATAGGAAATTAGTTGTAATTGGTAACGCTGAGGTAAGTTCAGACCTTGCAGTAGGTACCACAATTACAGCTCAAAGAGGTGCCTTCACTGGTATCATTACTGCGAATGACGGTCTTGATATTGGTGTTGGTGGTACTTTTGTATCTGTAGATAAACTTGATGCTAAGATTGGTATCGGTTCAACCTCACCAGTCTATACTTTAGACCTTTATGGTCCTGTATCCACTGGTATAACAGCAGCATACATCTATGGCGACCTTGAAGTAACTGGTAATATCAAAGGCACTGCACTTTCTGGTCAGATTTCAGCAGGTGGAACGGTTGGTTTCACTAATGTTACTGTAGATAATAAACTTGATGCAAATAATGCAGAAGTATATACCAAGTTTAATATTGAAGAAGTCACTAGTGATACCTTTAGATTCTTAGTTGCAGGTGACCCTCCTGGTATTGGTTTCACTCAGAACACTGATAATCCAGAAATTTATGTTGCAAGAGGTCAGAAATATGAGTTTCATCTTGACTCGGGTGGTTTCCCATTCTATCTAAAGACACAACCAACTGCTGACCTGAATAACCAGTATTCGGATGGTGTCACCAACAATGGTGCTCAGGTTGGTGTTGTTACCTTCAAGGTTCCATTCAATTCACCTAACATCCTGTACTATCAAGCATCAAATGTTGCTGGTATGGGTGGTACAATTTATGTTGATAATGATAATAAAACATATACTGTTGGTGTTCTGACAGTATCTCAGTTCTTAGATAGTGACACTCAAGCAGACTTTGAACAGATTTATGTTTCAGGTATTGGTACTATCAATAACCTGAAAGGACCAGATTTCAGTGTCAGTTCAGGTATTCTCACAGTCAGACAAGACCAGACTGCTCTGATTGGTGTTTCGACTGGTGCTGATAGAGTC